GTTGGTCGCCATCGGGTAGTCGAACGTCAGGCCCTCGCGCGCGACAAATTCCATCTGGCGCGACATGTCCGTGATCAGCAGTCGGAGCTGCTCGGCCTCTTTAGAGTTCTCGTCGACCATTTCGTCATGCATGTCGGCCGACAGCCGCTCCAGGGTGCCCAGGCGCTCGGAGGCGTCGGCAATGCCCTTCTCCATGTCTGGCTTGCGCGACATCACCCGCTCGAAGCCGAGCTTCACATAGGCCACGCCCATGGTGACGGTGCGCCGCACCGTTAGCTTCATCATCATTTTGAAGGGGTGGGTCTGTTCGGCAATCTGGTACGAGTAGAGCAGCTCGAGGGTCTTGCCGAGCTTGTCGAGCATTTCGTTCTCGGCCTTCACCTTGGCCGCGTCCATGGCGATCTCGATCATCGGGCCGGCGGCCGCCATCATCATCGGGTTGGCCATGGCTGCGCCGACGATGCCACCGCCTGGTGGCGGCATGCCGGTGGGCGGCGCCACCCCAGGGATGCCCGGCTGCGCCCCGACCTGCTGCGCCTGCTGCGCCATCATGGCGCCCGACTGCATCAGCTCGGTTATCTGGCTCTGCGTCTCGTTCCACGCAGTTGCGTTAAGACGCTGGCGCTTGCGAGCAACAGCCTTTGGATTCTTTGCATAAAGGTAGGCCGTCTTCTGCGCCACCATGCGCAGCGTGAGGTTGGCCTTGTAGCGGGTGTCGTCATCGCGTTTTGACCACTGCTTGCCGAAAGCAAAATCCATATCCTCCTGCATGCGATCGAAGGCCGGTTTCCAATGCGCCTTGGCCGACTGCACGCGACTGCTCCAGGCCTTCACCAGGCGCGAGCGCTTCTCCGGCGGATCCGGCGCCTCGCGCTCGATGATGTCCTTGTCGGCATCGAGGATCCGCATCAGGCCTTCTTCGTTGTCCTCGGTCGGCGCGACCGTGGGATCCATGGGGTCTAGAGCCATCCGCTTAAGCTCCTTCTCTGCTTTTCGCGCCGCTCGGCGTGCTTGGTGTTCTTCCACAGCTCGGCGAAGGTGCCGGCCTGGACAATCTCCTTGGGCGGCCGCTGCCGGTTGCGCGATCGCATCTTCGACAGGCCGAGCCCGACCAGGCTCAAAGTATCGACGAAGTCATCTTTAGCACCATTGGGGAATTTTAGGATCTGGTCTTGCGCCTCGGCCCACCAGCGGGTCCAGGTCGGGAAATGCACCATCTTCATCGAGCTGCGCGCCTGGATCGACTGCGCGCGCTGCTGCTTGTCCTGCGCGACGGGGATCGGATCCATGGCGCAGAACACGCGCTTCTCGAGCATGCGCTTGCGCAGGAACGGCCCGATGCTCTTCTCGATCGTGCCCTTCTCGCCCCACCAGAATTGCGGGCGGTATTTTTCCATCAGCACCACCATGCCCTCGACCGCGGCGTGGCTGTCGAGCCGCAGCCAGACCACGTCGGGCATGACCCAGACGTGATCGTTGGTGTCAACGCCGACCACCATCAGGCAGGTCTTGTCGCCGGTCTTGGCCAGCGTCACCGCATGATCGGAGGCGCCGTAGAACCGCATCGTGTCATGCGCCGGCAGATCCTTCATCGAATTGTAGCCGACGATATCGTTGAGCCGGAAGAAGGCGCCCTCGCGCGGTGACGGCCGGCACTGGTAGAGCGCCATGAACCCGCGCGGATCCGACTGCTGGATCTCGCGCAGATACTTCTCATCGAACCGATCGGGCCAGAGCGCTTCGCCCTCCTTGCGGCCCATGATGTCGTCGTCCTCGGCGATCGCCGGCAGCTTGACCTGGCGCCAGAGCTTGGCCTCGGGGTGGCTGTAATACGGATTGAGCGGATCCATCAGGCGGCCGACCAGGTCGTCCTCGTTCCACCTGGTAGTGATGATCACGATGGTGCCGAGCTTGTTCATCAACCTGGTTTTCAATACCTGGTTGAACCACTGCCAGAGCCCGTCGCGGATGACGACGCTGTCGGCCTCCTTACGATCCTTCAGCGGATCGTCGAGCAGAATGGTGTGCGCCCCGCGGCCGGTGACCGCGGATCCACGGCCGACGCAGAACACCACGCCGCCGGCGGTAGTCTCGACGCGATTGACCGCGGCGGATTTCTTCTTGATCTCGAGCTTGGGGAAGACCTGGCGATACTGCGGCGTCTGCATAATGTCGCGGATCTTGCGGCCGAGATCCCACGAGTAAGTCTCGTTGTAGGTCGCGACGATCACCGAGCGCTCTGGGTGGCGGCCGATGTACCAGGCCGGATACATCGCCGACGCCAGCGTGGTCTTGCCGGCGCG